CCAACAGTAGCACCGCGGTAATTCTCCGCTTGCACTGTACTCACAAAAGTACTCTCAGTAGCGTCATAGTTCGTAACGAGAATGACGATACCAGCATTGGATGTCGCTGAACGGGTTTCATAACAATAACGCAATTTCCGGAAACGATACGTTTCGTACTGTTGCGCAATGTTACTCAACCACGGAAAAGACGCTGGAAGACCCGGATTCACATTAATTGTTGCAATACGGCAAAAGCAGTGCTTGCCGGAGTCAATGTTCCCAAAGACTCTCTGTGAAAAACACGAGTTGGCGGAGAGCGAGCTCCGCGGGTGGTACGCACAGTGCCTGATTGAACGGGCGCGTTAAAACGCTGGCCACTAACCAACTGATCTAAACCACCTTTCTGTCCTTTTCCTTTCTTCTTCTTCGCCCCTTTAGGGCGACCAGCAGATTTCTTACTGGGTTTGTTATTCGCTGTTGCACGGCTTTTGGGACCGGCGCCCTTTTGCTTGGAAGGCATTTCCGTGGCTCTCGGAATATTTAAGGTAAACACCAGGGATAGCAACACAAGCAGCAGGCGTTTCGCTCGTTTTTCCTCACAATCCTTACAAACATAAGGTTCATGTGTACTAAACGTAACTACTTCGCAACCACAAACAGAACATACACGCAGCATCAAATCCTCTTGGATAACGCCACACTGTAGAACACAAGCAGAAGATTGAGACACTTCGACATACGCTTCTGGACTTTCTCCAATCGAACACTCCACCTTTCGAATTCCCGGCTCAACAGTCGGGAGAGCGTATAATCGCCATATCTCGTGGTCTGTCTTCCAAACAGATTGTATATCCTTCCACGTAAGGTTTTGACCAAACGGACGATCAACAACCACACCATTTAAATCCATAGCGTAGTGATCTCGGATATAAGCAATACATCAGCAATCTCATTACGAGTTTGAATGTCTGCCCAGCTTTCCAGCCGCAATGCAAAGAGCCGCAACATAGTAAAACGTACGTCGTCTACTTCGTTCGCATAAAGCGCAGAACACAGAACTTTTTCTCGTTCAGGTTTTGGCAGCCACACGTCATTAATGCATACAAACGTGTGAGACAAGAAGTCCACATCTGATAACTTACGAGGTTCCCAAACATCCGTCTTGGTAGTAACACCAATCTCTGACCATATTTTTGCAATGGCACGGGCATTGAAGAACTGCACAGCTTCATTACTAACAGTGAAAGTATTATCATCGCCATTCAAGGCGGATTCCACATGCTTCATGAAGGCCGCATAAGTAGAATACTCATACAGCTTATCAGTTTTAGTAGAAACTAACCACGCGTAGGCCAATAATCGAAACAATATCATAGTATTATCCACAATTGTATTAGCGGATCCACTGGGATTACCAGTGTGTTTCTGATATACTGACCCATCATCGAGAACAATCATCGAATCGACTATTTGGTCGTAGATGTTCCAGAGCCTTTGTCCGGTATCTGGAGTTCGATCGACTGGACGCAACAACCTCCAACGAATATCGCGTTGTCCAAACATTGCTGCTCGGAACAAACTCGAATCGTACGCACTTTCATCTAAAGCGAAGGCGTTCGGGTGCGCGTTCAAGCGCGTGAACAAACGATGGAAGCCAAGATTATACTTGGAACAACCAACGTAAGACCAAGTCTTGTTATTGGAATCATAAAACTTTTGATTCGC